TTGTCTTAATTAGATATATTTATAAAACTAGAGATTTTTAAGAAAGTTTTGAAAAACTTTAACTTTAGCTTCTGCTAAAGCATTTCTTTTCGCACTTTCTATTTCTCGTTTCCAAGCGTCAATGTTCTTTTCAACGAGTACGCCATTGTCCCATATCCACTCTTTATTTTCCATAATGCCTTCTACGAAAGCGTCTGGAGCAGACGGATCTGCAACAATATCAGCGGCAGTTGCTAAATAAAAGTCATCTTTTACGTAGTTTGCGCCACCTCTTTGTTCTAATGAACCCATACCACGTGATGATACTCCCAATTGAGCACCTTCATCAATAAGACCTTTTACAATCTTACCGTAAGGAGTGTTCATTATTTTTGCTTCACCAATAAAATTTTGACCATCTGGATATAGTTTCGTAATCATATGTGAAACTCTTTCCAAATTAACAGTTGGTCCGTCAGGATGTCCTAACTCACCAAATGCACGTTTCTTATTGATAAATTCTGCGTTATATCTTTTTACTTCTTTGTCAAGTATGTCTTTAGGATAGACACGTCCATTTCTATTTTTTAATTCAGATTGTAAAAAGACACCTCTAATTTTATAGTCTTTCTTACCGTTAGTTTCTTCAACTAGGTATTCTGCTTGTGAAATTTCTTCCGATATTAATTTCATATTTCTCTCTCTTGTACTACTATTTATACAATTTTTTATCTAAACTCAACAATAATTGTATAACTATCTCCTACTACAAAATCTCGTGTTGACAACAATACATCACCTGTAGGTGTAGTAGCATTGTTTAATATTTCATTGCCAGCAGTTCTTAAATCCCAATAACCTTGTCCAGATAATACTAATGCTGTTGCGTTTGTAGCACCTGCCCATACTAATTCTACTGCTGATTTATTATTTGTTGTATTTACTGACCACCAGATTTTTGCAATTTTTCTGTTACCGTCTTCGGTCATAAAAGTTAATGCTGAAGCGTCAACTTTAGTAACTAAAGACTCACCTGTACCGTCAGATATGTTAGTTAGTTTTGCAACATACTTAACACCTGAAGTATCAGCAATTGTTTGTGTTGTTACTATATCTGCCATTTTATTTCCTATTGTGCGTCATAGTAAGTTTTTGATAACTCACCACGATCAACTGTTTCTCCTACTTTTCTACATCTAATATAAATTTCTTGTACGTTACCATCTGCAAAAGTAAATGTTCTTATGCCGCCAGAAATGGTTACATTTGCACCATCAGCTGAATCAGGATACGTATCACTAATAGTAGCAGTATTTTCAAACTCCCAAATATTATTTGATCCTGGAACAGTTACCCACGCCATTTACTTTTCTCCTAATTGCTCTATTAATTCGTTGTCAAAATATTCTTCAATATCATCTTTGTCAACATTATGAAACTCACAAACTTTTTTTATTGCGTTTTCAAAATTAAAAATTAAGTTGCCCTCATTTTTAATTATTTTCATAACATCATTAACCGCCTCTTTCATAACAGGCGATAAATTTTTGTATGATTTACTGTTGAACGTCTGGTTGTTCTCCACTAACTGGCTCAGCTTCATTTGATACCTCTGGTGTTGTTTCTTGTGATTGTGCATTTGCACCTGTAGGTTCAACTTGTCCATCACGTGTAAAAGTACCTGTACCTGCAATTTCTGGTTTAGGGTCGCTATGTGGTTCTGCTTTAAACATACTACCAGCAACTTCTTGTCTTCTAGCGTCTAAAGAATCGCCAACTTTACTTCTTAATGCGTCTTTAAAAGCATCTCCAGCACCAACCATATCGTTTTGTGCTAACTTGTCTATAAAACTTTTTACTTCTTCACTCATTTTTTACTCCTTATAATAATTCATCATCATTTGCAACTTGCGTATCTGGTGATGATATAATACCGTCATCAATTTCTTTTTTGATTTCAGCATCCATTTGTTTCATTTCTGATTCAGTTTGTTTTAAGATATGTTTTCTAACATATGCAACTGAATAATACTTACCAATGTAATCTCTAACTTCTCTTGCTAAGTTTAATCTTTCTCTCATCATTTCAGAATTTTTTAATTCTGCAAAATGACCGTCTTGTAAGAAGTCATAAAATATAGCATCTCTAATTGCAGGCCATTCTGTTTCTGCAATTATGCCTTTGATTACTAATTGTGTTCTTAATAAATCGTTAAACAGTTCAGTAAATTTCTTTCTTAATCGACCAACAAATTTAGTAAACTTTAATTCATCTCTTGTAATTTCACTTGCTCTACCAAGATTAAATCCTTGACTTGCCTCTAATCTACTTACAGGCACGTTTAATGATCTATATAATTTTGCTCTAAAGTATTCAATGTCAGAAATTTCACCAAGATTTGCACCACCTGGTAAAGTTGTAATATCAGTACCTCTGCCACCTTCTCTACTTGGTAACCAAAAGTCTTCTAACATTGACATATAGTTTCTGTCATCTCTAACTTCACCTGTAGCAGCGTCATAGACAAGTTTGTTTCTGTATCTTGCCATAACATCTCTCAAATATTGCTCTGCCTTAACTTTAGGTAAATTACCTACGTCAATTTTGAATATTCTTCTTTCAGGTGCTCTTGCAATTCTGTAAATAACAGCAGAGTCTTCAATCATTCTCAACTGATTAACAGGTTTAATTGCCTTATGTAAGTATGATAAAACTATATTTTTATTTTGATCAATTACACCTGATGGACAATATGCGATTGTATCTGGTGCAATTTTAATACCTTGAATAGCAGCAGAACCTTGTATACCTCTTTCGTTATAAACAAAGTATTCAACTGTTTCATCAGCAATATTAATGTTAGTAGGAGATGTTAAACCTTCTGGTCTTCTCTTTCTAACTTCTCTTATTTTTTTGATCTTTCTAGGATCAAGGTATTTTAATTCTGTAATACCGTTTTTAGTATTTTCAGCATCAATAACCTTTTGAAAAAAGATTCTTCCATCAACATACCATCTTCTAAAGAGGTCGTGTCCTCTAGTGTTAAACTGCATTAGTCTTAACACCTCTTTAAATTCTTCTTCTATTTTTCTTTTAATTTCACTACTATATGTAAGTTGATCTGTAATAACTTTTACTGATTGTTTATTTTCGTTTGAAGTTATTGCTTCATTGACAATATCCTCTATTGCCATATCACATTCTGGATGTAGTGAAATTTCTCTATATCTTCTTATTAGATCCTGCTCAGTCTTGGCAGTGCCCTCCATATCGAGGTAACTGCCAAAGAAACCCCCAGCGGCAACGACTTGTGTGCCGTCCTCCGCTTGGGGCATACTGAATTGTTGTTTTGGATCTGTTTTAGGTTTGACCCTAGTAATATTAAATCCAAATAACTCTGCCATAATTTAATTCCTTTGTTATATACTACTTATAATAGTTTTAAGTAGTTGTATTTGTTTCAAAATATTGATACTCAAATGTAACATCAAAGTCCTCAACAGCATTATTTGTTTCATAATTTAAAGGAATAGCAGCAATACCTATAGGATATGCGCCTCTCAATGTATAGGATTTAAGTGTATTACCGTTTCTGTCCAACTGGTCAACAAAAACATCAACTTGATAATCTACAGGATTTGAAAGTCCTTCGTTATCAGTCATATTGTTGATACCATTTTGCCATCTTTCAAAAGCGTTTCTTAACTTAAAGTTAGTATCGTTAAGAACGGTGATTGACCAACTTGCGAAGGTTCTGTCACCTGCGATTTTGATTTGTCTTCCTCTAAATGGTACATTGATATTACCAATGTCCATAGCAGGAATAGATGTTGCTGTACATAGAAACGCTAGGTCTTCTATTTCGCCACCAACTTGTGCGTAACCAGGGAAAGGCATTGTTACCTTAAACTGGTTGGCTCTTGCGCCACCGCCAGCAAGTTTAGCTTTGAAGTCATTTATATTTGCCATTTTTTATTCTCCTTCTCTACTATTAACCGCCTGCGACTTCTTCAAAAGAAACGCCAGTTCTGGTTGCAACGAATTGTAATGTGATGAAGTTAATGCTTCTAGCAGGTTTAATGAAAATCTCTGCTATAAACTCATTTCTATCAATTACTTCGCCTGTGTTGTTAGTTTCATCACACACTACTAAAAAGTCTGTGATACCTCTTCGACCTTGTACTTCTCTTAGGAAAGGTTCTACAATGTTTCTAAAGTTAGCTCTTGTAAATTCATCATTGAATTCAAAAAGTTGGAATTTAGAAGCAGTTGCAATCGCCTTTTCTAAAGTAATGAACAATCTTCTTACGTTGATTCTATCAAACGCACTTGGAGAAGCTAATCCTGTTTTATCTCCGAACAATACAGTTCCTTGACCTGGGAAGGTAGCAACTGGATTAATTCTTTTTGGATATAACTCATCTCTTTGTG